GTTGTCAATCCATTTAAAACTGCTATGCAAAAGAACGAGGAATACAATGAGCGCCCTCAAAGACACGATAAAAGAGCTGGCTTTACGAGCTAAAAAGACTCACAGCGTGACCGAGAAAATATCCATAAAATTTTGGATATACACGAGCAACGACTCGGAAAGACGGAAGACGACATCATCGTCAACAAAGAGCAGATAAAAACATTATTTAACAGGAGAAATAAACATGATTAATTTAAAATTACGACTACAAAACAAAGTAACTTTGATGGCTATTTTAGGAGCTATATTTTTGCTAGCGCAGCAATTAGGTATTAAATTACCATCAAACATTGTGGATATTGCCAACACAGCTGTAACGCTTTTGGTATTGCTTGGAGTTGTTACAGACCCAACAACAAAAGGGCTATCAGATAGCGAACAAGCATTGAATTACCACGAGCCCAAAAAATAGGAGGATAAAAATGAAAGCAATCACACGATTAGCATTAATACTAGCAATTGCAATACTGTATGTGCCGTTATCTGTGATTGCTTTTTTTGCTTATCCATTTTATTTGATTTTTAAAGAGGAGGGATAAATGGCTACATACCAAGAATATAAAAGTCGTTCAAATGGTAACGCTTATGATATTGATGGCTCATTTGGTGCGCAATGTTGGGACGGTTATGCAGATTACTGTAGATTTTTAGGTGTGCCATACGCAAACTGTACCAAATACAGGATACGCAAGGGATATATGGAAGCAACGTCACGAAAATGGTATCTTAAACTATTTTGATGAAGTGGAAGTTATGCAAGCAGGCGATGTCGCAATTTTTATGGTAGTTGCAGGTGTTACACCGTATAGCCATGTGGCTATTTTTGATAGTGATGCAGGTAGTGGATACGGATGGTTTTTAGGTCAAAACCAGGGTGGAGCAAACGGAGCATATAATTTAGTAAAAATACCATATTCAGCGACTTATCCTACTGCGTTTAGACCAAAAGTTTTTAAAAATGCAGTTACTGTTACAGGTAATATAGGACTAAATAAAGGCGATTACTTTATTGATGTATCAGCTTATCAACAAGCAGACTTAACTGCTACTTGTCGGCAAGCTGGCACTACTAAAACGATTATCAAAGTATCTGAGTCACTCGCTTGGCTGTCTGACAGGCATCAGCAACAAGCTAATACTAGTGACCCGATTGGTTATTATCACTTTGGACGATTTGGAGGAGATAGCAGCTTAGCGCAACGAGAAGCAGATTTATTTCTGTCCAATTTACCAAGTAAGAAGGTATCTTATTTAGTCATTGACTATGAAGATTCCGCAAGCGCAGACAAGCAAGCCAACACAAACGCAGTTATTGCATTTATGGATAAAATCACTAGTGCTGGTTACAAACCTGTTTATTATAGCTATAAGCCATTTACGCTTAATAATGTTGATTATCAGCAGATTATTGCTAAATACCCTAATAGTATTTGGATTGCAGGCTATCCCGATTATGAGGTTCGCTCTGAACCACTGTGGGACTATTTTCCATCTATGGACGGCGTGCGCTGGTGGCAGTTTACAAGCGTAGGAATAGCAGGTGGTTTAGATAAAAATATTGTATTATTAGCAGATGATAGTAGCAAAGTGGATATACCTAAGATTGACAAACCACAAGCACCACAAAGCCAGCTTACTTTTAATCAAAAGCTAGATACTAACACTAAATTAGACAACTCAAATGTACCTTACTACGAAGCAACCCTTAGCACAGACTATTATGTAGAGTCTAAGCCAAACGCAAGTAGCGCTGATAAAGAATTTATCAAAGCAGGAACTCGCGTAAGAGTCTACGAAAAAGTGAATGGATGGTCACGCATTAATGCTTCTCAGTCTGACCAATGGGTCGAAGATAAGTATTTAGCTAATGCCACACAAGTATAAAACAGGAGGTAAAGCTCCTTTAGATAAGACAAATGCCCTCGCTTTGCGGGGGCTGTTTTTTATTGCAAAAAATTTCGCATTTATTGACAAAAAGTTCAAGACATGTCATAATGAGGGTGGTTATAGAAGATAAATTTCGTTCATTTATCATCCTTTCTAACCCAACGTCTTCGTTGTTCGTTGAACCCGTAGTGATACGGGCGTATGACTGAAAGCACATCATACGGCTTGGCAGAGCTTAAGAACTGTTCTCTTGCGATAAGCCTAAGAAGCACAATAGAGAGTTAGAGTTTTGCACCTCTAATCGTCAGCCCTGACCGGAGGATATTTCCGGTCCGTGCTTTTTTTATTTTGTAGAAAGTTTTTTGATAGTGGATCTCAAAGAAATAGTTAATGATTATGAGCTAAATTTTTGTGGGAAAAGGTGTAAAGTTGAGACTAATTTTAAGCATTTACCCGAATTTATGATTTTATTTGATATAAGAGATTTGTATCATCTTCTAGGTATTCATAAGTTGAAAACAAAGTATCGCGCAACAAATTGGGTTGAAGCTGTGAAAGCAGATGTTTTCCTCTTATCGAATTATTCAAAACATCCAAATTTTAGAGAAGTTCTTCCTAGAGTCGATAATTATAATTTTTTATATGAAATATTCTATCAGTTTAGAGTTAACGTCTGTATTTTAGATAAGGATTTAACTAAAAATACAATGAAATTGAGTGTTGTTTTTTATAAAGACAACAAGAAGAAATTAGTTGTTGTAGGATTAAAAAGAGATGAGACAGGGGTCTTTAGGCCAGCTACGTTGCATGAGAGCCGAAACAACCCCTACAAGCGAATTCGGCATACTGCTATAAAATCAATAACTTGGATTTAGAACATACCTTTTGTGCTGATTACCTCTATTGACATACTCGCATAACCATGAGATAATCACACTAGCAAGAATCGCCTGACACTAGCGGTTCTTGCTTTTTTATTTGCTAAAGAAAGATATAGATGTTATGATTAATAAAAATAATAAGGAGGCACATTATGTCACAAGAAAAACTAAAAGCAAAAGTTGAACAAGCGTCAGGCAGTCTTAAAGAAGGTGCAGGGAAGCTAACCGGTGATAAAGAGTTAGAAGCAAAAGGATTTGTCGAAAAAACAATTGCTAAAGGTAAAGAACTAGCAGATGATGCTAAAGATGCTGTTGAAGAGGCAGTAGATGCTGTCAAAGAAAAACTGAAATAAATATTAACCGCTCTCTATTGAGGGCGGTTTTTTTGTGTGTCTAGAGTTTGCTTTCAATTAATTGTTTTAATTCTAATAAGTCTTCTTTTGTAGCATTTTTGTTAATAAAACTACGAGCAGTAGATCGTTTTGATAGATAGGTTCTATGTTCTCTATTGTTTTCTGCCCACTTTTTATTTGCTTTTTCTTGAGGTGTTAATTCTTTATCCATTTCAATCATCCTTGTTAATAAAGTAAAATACAACTAAACAAATTGCGAAAATAATCAAATATTTCATATTTGTCTTAGATATGATATACTATCAGTAGTGGCAAGGGGCTTGAGCCCCAAACTACTACTAGAACCTTATTTGAATCTCCGTGGCCGGTTTTTCTTTTTAGGTTCTTTTTTTATTGCTGTGATTATGCTTGCTATACCAATCAGTAGAGTTCCGATTGAAGTAAGCAAATCAGCAATTTCTGATATCCTCATATCTTCCTCCTTTCTATATATTAATTATAATACATGTACTATATAAAGTCAATACTTTTTTTAAAATATTTATCTTTTTGTCTATCAGAACAGAAAAATTTAAAATTGTCTATTTTTAGGATTTTTTAGGTAGTGTAAAATATCTTGTGTAAACACAAAAAGGAATAAATCCTGTATAGTAGAGCTGCGAGACTTCACTAGAAAGAGATTTATTCCCATGACCCAGTTTACCACAGAATTACTTAACTTCCTAGCTCAAAAACAAGATATTGATGAATTTTTCCGTTCGTCTCTTGAAACTGCCATGAATGACCTTCTCCAAGTGGAGCTATCCGCCTTCCTTGGCTATGAACCATACGATAAGGCAGGTTACAACACCGGTAATAGTCGTAATGGTGCTTATACACGTCGATTTGAGACCAAGTATGGTGTTGTTAATTTGTTGATCCCTAGAGATCGAAACGGGGAGTTCAGTCCAGCCTTAATCCCAAGTTACGGTCGTCGAGACAATCATTTAGAAGAAATGGTTATCAAGCTTTATCAAACTGGAGTCACAACACGTGAAATCAGCGACATCATTGAGCGTATGTATGGTCATCATTACAGTCCAGCAACAGTATCTAATATCTCGAAAGCGACACAGGAAAACGTGGCTAGCTTTCATGAACGTTCCTTAGAAGCTAACTATACCGTATTATATCTTGATGGGACTTACCTTCCTCTGAGACGTGGTACAGTTAGTAAGGAATGCATCCACATTGCACTAGGCGTCACATCATATGGGCATAAGGCTATCCTTGGATATGACATCGCACCCAATGAAAACAATGCTTCGTGGTCAGACCTTCTAGAAAGACTTAAGGGTCAAGGTGTACAACAAGTCTCTCTTGTTGTGACTGATGGTTTTAATGGACTTGATCAGCTTATCCAGCAAGCCTTCCCAATGGCCAAACAACAGCGTTGCCTTGTCCATATTGGCCGAAATATTGCAAGTAAGGTGAAACGAGCAGATCGTGCTCTAATTTTGGAGCAGTTTAAAACAATTTATCGCGCGATCAATGTAGAGGAAGCAAAGCAAGCCTTAGATAGCTTTATCAATGAGTGGAAACCACACTACAAGAAGGTAATAGAGACCTTAGAATCAATCGAAAATCTATTGATCTTTTATGAATTTCCTCATCAGATCTGGGGAAGTATCTACTCGACCAACCTTATTGAATCACTTAACAAAGAAATCAAACGTCAAACCAAAAAGAAAGTCGTCTTTCCCAATGAAGAATCCCTAGAACGCTATCTCGTCACACTATTTAGTGATTACAACTTCAAGCAAGGACAACGAATCCACAAAGGTTTTGGCCAATGTACGGACACACTTGAAAGCCTATTTGATTAACAATATCAGCTTTGCTAGAGTGTTTACACAAGATTATTGACAGACTCATTTTTTATCGAATAGATAAGTGGAGGATAAAATATGTTATATATAGATGAGTTTAAAGAAGCGATTGATAAAGGCTATATTTCAGGGAACACAGTAGCGATTGTGCGCAAAAACGAACAGATTTTTGATTATGTGTTACCGCACGAAAAAGTGAGAGATGATGAAGTTGTGGCAGTTGAGAGAGTGGTTGATGTGTTAGAAGAGCTATATCATTTTTAAGTGAAGAGAAATTATAAAAAGTTTTGGGTCTCTTTTTGGGTCTCCCTTTTATATAAAACTACGGTAATCAACGAACAAGATAAAAAGAAAAAACCTTGATATGACAAGGTTTTGGTAAGTTATGACTACTTACGGTAAGTATTTATGGAGCCGGTGGGAGTTTAAAAAGTATTGTTATATCAATGATTAATAAAATTTGTGGCTCTTTTTGGGTCTCTTTTTTTAAAAATCAATATATTTAGAGAATTTAGTTCCAATTTCATCTTTTGCAGTTTCAGTAATATGTACATAGGTATTCATGGTTGTTTTCAAATCTTCGTGACCTAGACGATGCTGCACTTGTTTTAGAGTAAGTCCAGATTCAAACAACAAACTAGCGTGTGTATGTCTGAATCCATGTATTCGTATTGGTTCGAGTTTTGATATTGAATCCCTTAATATTTGTACAAGCCATCTTCTAGGTTGTGTAGGCGAAATCCACCTACCTGAAGCTGATTCAAGAATATATTTCGTTTTTGGATATGTTTTGTGAAGGTTGTCAAGTACATTCATCGTCTCGGGGTCCAAGCTAATTAATCTGTCGCTTGACTTATTTTTTGTGGGACCAATGTGCTCACCAGCGATATCTCTTGTAATAGCTTTATTAACGTCTAGCGTTCCATTTCTATAATCTTTCCATGTCAAAGCTAGCATTTCTCCTTTTCGCAAACCAGTGAATGCTAAGAGCCTAAAAGTTGCTATTATATTAATGTCATCAGTATTATATACTAATTGCACAAACTCTTTTAGCTCGTCTTTATTATAGTAATCCTTTTTCTTGTTTATCGTTCTTTGAATTTTAGGGGCAGAGACTGGAGCTGATGGATTGGAAGTGATGTACTGGAATTTAACAGCGTGGTTTAAAATATTGCGTACAATGCCAACAATCTTCGAGCTATATTTGAGTTTAGTTGACCACTCATCAGCGTATTTCTGGATAATCAAGGGTGTCAAATCTTTTATTTGATAACTGCCAAGGGAAGGTAAAATATGATTTTCGATATTTCTTTTTGTCTTTAAATATGTGCTGCCTTGAACGGTTTTTTCATAATTATCTAGCCAGATTTTTGTTAAATCTTTAAATAATAACGTTGACTTGTCTTTTGGGTTTTCTATTTCCTGTTGTAGATTTATTAACGCTTGCTTTGCCAGCTTTTTAGATGTAAAACCACTACGCTTTATATATTTCTTCTTTCCATCAATAACACCTATATATACTCGAAAACGATAAGCAGTAGTACCGTTTTTCTTTTTATATGATTCTATTCGCATTGGTTATCATCTCCAAATTTAACTAATAAGGTATAGTAAAAGACCTTATTAAAGGTCAATTACAGTTTTACTTCACGCTCTCCTCGACCAAAATTTGAGCGTGGGGCTTTTTGTTTATCATTTATTTTAATCCGTTGCTTGATTTAGAATCAACAACTAGTACGCCATTTTTTTGAATAAAATGAATAGATACGCTTGCATAATACGAACCATCATTCAAGTCCCAACCACAATCTTTTGAAGGTACCTCAGCATCTGTTTCAATATCGTAGTCCGTGCTGTCAGATACACTATTAGGTCTTCCAACTTTTGCAACAACTTCGTCGTAAGTTGTTTGACCTTTGATCAATGAATTGAAATAAGATTCTGACCATTTAAATTTAGCGTCCGCATTTTTAACTTTTGCTCTAGAAGAAGAAGCTTCGATAGAAGAAGACTTGCTATAAGAGGATTCGTATGATTTTGATGTTTTATCGAATGATTTGCTTGCGGTATCGATCACTTTACCATACATTGATTGTGTAACTAGAACAATTATCATTGCTAAAATTGAAATAACGATACTAACATAAGTTAGTGTTTTTTTGCGTTTTCTATTAAAAAATAACGCAAAAAATCCAATAATTAACGCAATTATAGCAATAACAAACGATCCGTTGTTAATGAATGGCATCCATGAGCTAATTAACGCAATTGCGCCAATTATAATTGCAATAATAGGCAAAACTTTCTTTTCAGATTGTTCCATAAAAATCTCCCTGCCAGCTTTTTACGTGGATCAGGTATTGCACGTTATTATTTAAATTAATTTTTTAAACTCATTGACAACCATAGCTTCGTTCGCTATTGTTTTTAATTTGTAAACTTTCATAAATCTGTAAACGTTAAAGTCTTTAACGTCGTCTAACGTGGTTCAGATATTACACATAGTTATTAATTTCCGAGATTAAGCGTTCAACTTTTTCCAGCATATTAATTCTCCCTGTAACTACCCATAACTTCGCCAATAATCCTAAAATCACTATCTCTATCGATTTGGATATCACTATATTTATCGTTTAGACTATGTAAAAACGCTCCCTCATTGTTTATAAGCAACTGTTTGATATAAGCGTCACCGTAATACTCAAACACTCCTATATCGCCATCTACGAGCTCTACGGATAGCTTTACGAAGACATAGTCACCAGAATGATAATCGGGCTCCATAGAATCACCATAGACCGGAATAACAAAATCAGCGTCATAATCAACTGGTAATTCAATTGTTTCTACTTGCACATCATTCAGATACTGACCTGTACCAGCTGAAGCTGCGTGGTCGTAGTAGTTGTAAGAGAATAATTCTACTACTGTATTCTTACTGTTTTCTACTGTGTTTTGTTGTTCTAATAATTTATCACCGTATGAAATCCAATCACTGTGACGAGGTTCCTTGAGTTTTTTGTCTAATAGAGCGACTTTGTTGTTGATTTCTGTGGTGCTAGATTGCTGTTGAAGTTGTACGGCAGTTTCTTTGGTTATAGGAGGGAAGAAATCATCAATCGTTTTTTCAAATAGGTCAGACAAAGCAAACAAAACATCTTGATTTGCTTTTCTATCGCCTTTTTCATATCTACTTATTGTTTGTTTGGTTGTATCAAGAAGATCTGCGAGTTGGGTTTGAGTTAATTTTTTCTCTAATCTGAATTGTTTTATTTTATTGCCTACATACTGATTGAGCTCCATTGGTGTTTTCTCCTTTTGATTTGCTAATATTATATCACTAAATCACCAAAAAGGAAACTTTTTTTACAAAAATACAACTTTAGTGTTGACTGGTCACCAAAATGGTGATATACTATAATCAAGCTTAAGGAATTAAGCAAAACGAAAGGAGGTAGCCACTGATGGAAAGTAGGCGAAATAAAAAACCTAAACACAAAGAACTCGAATTCGAAATACAGATTCTTTGGTTTAGGCTCAAAATAAAATATCTGATTACGAGGTAATCGGATAGGGGGTTGAAAATCCCCCACCCCTTAAAGGGGTTATACTTACTATATCATAGTGGTTACTTTCTTTCAAGAAAATAGAGAGGAATAAAAAAATGACTGATATTGAAAGTCAACGTGCTTTTATAGCTAATATCAAAAAAATGTTTTCAGATATTGAAGAAGCATACGCAAAAGAAAAAGACCCAATCGCTAGGTGCGAGCTAGCAATAGGGTATCTTAAATTAGGAAGCTATTTAGAAGATTTCGGCATTTTATCTACCAAATGTATCTAAAAACGCTTCAACGTCCTTTGCTCGTCGTTCGTTTTCAGCTTCAATGATAGGCTTATTGTGAGCCTCTACAGCTTCATAGGCGTCTTCGTAAAGTTTGATTTTATCTTCGATAGACAAAGTAGGGCTAGAAGAAGCGACAATAGCGAGAGCTAAATCTTTTGAATTAGAAATTTTCATTAGCTTATCCTCCTTTCTGCTAGGATAAGTTGATTATAACATTTTTAGGAGGTACAAAATGAATTGGAAAAAACTAATGCTAGGCGATTTAGAACACACGTTTACTAGTCGTGATGGCAAGGAAAAAACAAGTATTGAATTTGAAGGCGGCGTATTGCCAGCACTGTTAGTGCTAGGTGGTATTTCTTGGTTAGTAGCTTGGTTTATTACAAAATAAAAAGCCCGTTAGGGCGGAAAGGAGGGAAGGCATGGAAAAAATTAAATACGGTGTACTAGGTTCTTCCAAGATATTTCACACAAGAAAATCTGCTCTCACTCATGCAAATCTTTTAGGATATCCTCGTAGTGCGGTTTTTTTGATAATTCCACAGGGAATGACGCAGAAAATGATTGATAAGGTGAATTAACATATCCTGCTTTATTAGCTTTAAATAGTTTTTTCTTTTTAGCTACTTTAAAAGCAACAAAGAGTCTATCTGTGATTTCAGATGTTTGTATGATTAAATCCATCCTTGTCATACTGTGGGCTTTTAATACTCCACAATCTGCCTCTGGAACCTCGATAAGGATTGTATTGCCATCAGGCTGTACTGCGGCTATAGCCTCTCTACCTGTTAAATCGTTAATTATATTATTTTGCTTTTGGTAATAATGCTGATATTTTCTGTTTTTATCAAAAACAATCAAGTCGAAGTAGCTTACATCAACATTAGAAGGATTGATGATTTTAATGTTAGCTCTTAATGTACCATTTGGATTATATATGCTTTCACCGTTGTCTAAAATAACGCTCAAAATCCAATCTGAAACAGGAGCAGCAATTAACTCGACTTGTAAGTTATTTCTTCGGTAGTTTGAATAAGATAGAAACAGAGCTATTAAAGCTATCCAATTTTTTATTAGATATTCACTTGTAAACTTAAAAACACACAATAAAAAATTAAAAAAATTCATTTCAACCTCACAATTTTTATTTAAATTATACCACAGAAAATTTTAAAGCTATGTTGTTTTAGATAATTCCAAATTAGAAAGGAGGTGGGGAATTATGAAAGAAATTTTGTCAAGTATAGCAAAAAGCCTTGAATCCATTGCGACTGAATTCAAAGCTCAAAATTCTTACAGAGAAGAAATGAAACAAAACATGGAACAAATGGAAAAAATAATATTAGATATTCAATCAGATCCATTTGGACTCAAACACTTAAAAGATAAAGCGTTGTCCGAAAAAGCTTCTAAGCAAAAGGGATAGCATCCTTTATTTTCTTAGCAAACTCAAGCCAATATTCTATCCTGCCAGATAAAGTCTTGGCTTGGTCTTGTTTTTCAAGTTCAGCGATAGCTTCGGTTGTTAACGAAATTAGATAAAGCGTATCGCTTGCAGCCGTCGCTGAAATATAACCATGTTTTCTAAGTTCAAAACAAGTATCTAATACATCTTCTTCAGACCATTCATTCATGATATTTTCTTTGATGAATTGAATATCTTCGAAATTGCGAGACTCTTCTTTAGAAATTTTATCTTTACGTCTCTCGTTGTATTTGACATACATTGAACTTAAAAGAAACTTGGCATCTTTTGTTAATTTATCCATATAATCACCTCCTTTCTGCTCACATTATAGCAGATTAGAGGTACTAAAAACAGATAGAAAGGGGGTGGGGGAATGCAAATTCTTCTGTATAAACTGCGAAAAGAAAAAGGATTATCTCAAGAAGTGTTGTCGTCTGTCATTCATGTCAGTGTAAATCAATATGGTAAAAAAGAAAGAGGAGAAGCGCAGTTTACGCAAGATGAGATGTTTGCAATTGCAGATTTTTTTAAAATGCCAATTGCTCAAATTTTTTTACCTAGAAAGTCACCAAAATGGGAACTTAAATCAACACATTGCTAGAAAGGACAATATGAATGAAGTAACATTATCAAATAACTTGCAACAAATTGAATTAGAAATTAATCATCACAAGCAGATTGCAGGGCAGTCTATTTGGGAAATTGGCAGACGGTTAAACCACGTTAAAGAGAACGACTTAGCGCATGGGCAATTTATGGAATGGGTTGGAAAACTCGGAATAAATCAACCTGAAGCTAATCGCATGATGAAAGTGGCGAATGAACTTCCAAATTCTTCAACGTTGAGTAATTTAGGTAGCACAGCCCTCTACCTCATAGCCACCCTACCAGACGAGCAAAAGCAAGAACAGATTGAACGGATTGAAAGTGGCGATAACCCAACTGTCAGAGAGTTGCAAGAAATCAAGCGAGAGAACAACCGACTAAAAGCTGAAAATACTCGTTTAGAGCAACAAAAAGAGAATTTAGCAGAGCAAGCCTTGAGTGCTAAAATCGTTGAAAAAGAAGTTATCAAAGAAGTTATTCCTGATGATTATGAAAGCACTAAGCAACTTAATCAGACTTTGCTTGGCAAGAATAAAGAACTAAGTAAGATGGTTGATGATGCCTTGCAGCACGAGGAGTATTTAAAAAGTCAACTTAAAGAATTCTATGCTAAGCGTGATGAGGTCAATCATAAATCAGCTAAGTATGATGAGCTAACAGAAGCGATTAAACAGTCAGAAGGTAAACTCAATAGCTATCAAAAGAAGATTGCATCATACAAGAATATCACTGAACTACTCAAAAAAGGCGATTTGCTATTACTTGAAATGAGCGGACTTATCTATGCTGATGAAACGCACTATATCCAGCGTGACGGGCTTATTAAGCAAGAGTTCGATAGCTTGGTCGATAGAGGTCTAAAGCTCTTTAAAGACCTTGATATGAAGCGTAAGAACACTGAAATTTTAGAAGGAGAAGTCTTATGAATGAACTAACAACAACTCAACAACTGATTGAAATGTCAAAAATGCAGACAGTGACTTTAGAAAAGGTTGATAACTTAGAAAAAGGATTATTGCAAGCGCAGAATGATATTCAAGAAATCATGGATACATCTTATTTACATCCTGGAATTATTAATATGATTACTAAAAAACGTCGTAAACGTGTCATTGATTGTATGGGCGGAAAATCTGCAAAAGCTTATAAAACCTTTAAAGTAGACGAGGAAGGCAGAAAGCATCGTTTTTCAAGTGAAGTATTCCGAGAAATGGAACTTGATTTCAAAGCAGAATTTGATCTCAATAGCTACGCTGAATTGTCTAAATCTAAGAAAGAAGAGGCGCTTGAATATATCGCTATGTGGGAACCGTGCACGAATACTAAACGAAAAATTAATCTGTTGAACAAACAGACTGAACTTGAACTGATTGGGTAAGAAAGAAACAAAACTAACGAAAGGAGAACCATATGAGACCAAAACAATATCCGTATAGCGGAAATAAAAAAGAATCTATTGCGGTAACAGTAGATTCCAAAACGCTAGCCGAGAAACTAGAGATTACTGACCAATCGAATATTTCCCAAGCGAAACACCGATTATTTGGTCTGTAAACAAGTAGACAACGGCATTTTGAATTCTTGATGTGAAGATGAAATCAAGGTATCAGCTTAGACGAATTTAGATAAGAAAAAAAAGCCACTGCGGGGACAGCGACTTACGAAAATAACTACTTAGATTATAACACAAAAGAGGAGGAGATGCACATGGCGATTGAAATTTTTGGTCCAGATTTTAGAAAAGAATTACTTGAAGATTTAATTGCTTTAAACAGAGAAGCGCTAAAAATAGCCCAGACAAAAAACTCTAAGTCTATTGAGTGGGTGACGATGAAACAACTTGAAAAAGAAACTGGCTGGGGACGCACTAAATTGAGTGAGTGGAGAGATGAAGGCAATTTTAGTTTTAAACGTTCTTCTCTCAACGGGAAAGTGCTATATGACCTGGCGGATGTCAATAGATTTCTACGAACAAGTGGATTGAGAAAAGGAGTATGATATGGAAAATCCAATTACAGGCGTAGTAGTCTTATTATTTATTGCTTTAATTGCGTACATCGGAAACCGCAATAGTAATCAAAAAACAATTACAAAAACAGTTGACACAATCTTAGATGATTATCAAGTTGTACGTAAGGTTGAGAGACCAAAACGCACGGATTTTATAGAGTTACCCACTCCAGGATCGTGTGGGAAAGTCTGGGGCAAGGATAGACCTTTTTAAGGAGTATTGAATGGCAGATAACAGAAAGTATTACTATCTTAAATTAAAAGAAAATTTTTTTGAAAGCGATGAAGCAATTATATTGGAAAGCATGCCTGATGGCTATATTTATAGCAATATTTTGCTCAAGCTATATTTAAGAAGTTTAAAAAATGATGGCTTATTAATGTTTAATAACCTTATTCCTTACAACGCACAAATGCTTGCAACAATTACAAGGCATCAGGTTGGGACTATCGAAAAGGCTATTCAAATCTTTAGAGACTTACAGCTAATTGAAATTCTTGATAATGGCGCTATATATATGACTAACATTCAAAATTTTGTTGGTAAATCAAGCACTGAGGCTGACAGGATACGAAAATTAAGAACAGAAAAAAACAGCGGTGTACAAATGTTGTACAAATGTACACCAGAGATAGAGATAGAGATAGAGATAGAGAAAGAGAAAAAGAAAGAGAAAGAGAGAGAGTTAGATAAAGAGAAAGAATATATTGTCGAGCAGAGCCCGACTGAATATCTCTTTCCAGACTGGTTAGAAGAGAAATATGTCGAACAAGTCAAAAAAGGTAATCCCAAAAATTTTGATTATCGTATCCCAATAGCTTATCTCAACCAAAAAATGAACTCTAACTATAAGTTTGTAAAAACAAACACAGATTTAGTCAAAGCGAGACTAAAAGATAGTTATACTTTAGAAGATTTCAAAGCTGTCATAGATAAAAAATGCAGCGAGTGGGTAAATTCTGACATGGAAAAATATCTCAGGCCATCAACCTTGTTTAATGCTAGCAAGTTTGAGAGCTATCTCAATCAGCCAGAAGTTGCTAAAAGTGATTATTACCAGAAGCAACAAGGCCAACGATTTTCGCAAGCTGAGTTAGATGAGCTTAAGAAACCAGATCCGAAATATGGATTTTAGGAGGTATCTATGGCTTTTGGGTTAATGACAAGAGAGAGCATGCTCGAGAATGGTGTTATTAGAGATACTGGAAAAACATGCGAAAAGCACGAGATGCCAATTTATGCTAGGAAAATGCCAAATCATGGCAATAGAGAAACAGAATTTTGTTGGCAATGTACAACAGAGTATATCCAAACGAAAAGTAATGCGGTTGACATTGCGTACAACAACCAGTCGTTGCTAGCTAAGGGTTATAAAGTGTTTTATAAAGAGAGCGTTTTATCAAAGGAAATTGCTAGTGCTACGTTGAAAAACTACAAGGAACATAGTGCTGTAGATACAAAAGCGCTAAACTATGCCAAACGAATCACCAGAGATTATGTTAAAGGAATGGAAGGTAACTCCCTCTTACAAGGACCTCCAGGGGTTGGCAAGAGCCACTTGTCTATGAGTATTGCTAAAAATATTAACGAGATGTTTAAATCTTACAATCAATCAAAGAGTGTGATATTTGTTTCGGTACCTTTGTTGTCCGGACTAGTCAAAGATACATTCGATTATGACGATAAAAAAAATAGCAAATATTCGCAAGAAAGAATGTCAAAGCTTCTCATCAATTGTGATTATCTGATACTTGATGACTTAGGCAAGGAGTCAACCACAGGTAACACCATTAAATCTGCTAGCGGTTGGACATATACGTTTTTATTTAATATTTTGGATAATCGGACAAATACTATCATTAATACAAATTTTAGTAGAGCTGAGCTTATGAAAATCTACGATGCTGCTTTTGTCGATCGCATAATCAAAGGTGCAAAAAACAATATTTTTAAATATCCAGATAATGCAGAAAGTAAGAGGTTCTGATGGAACTAACATTAACAACATTTTTCGGCCTATCAGAAGAGCATGCAGCAAGAATCATGGCTCTAGATGAAACTAGTCGAAATAAAAAAATTGAAGAATACAGGCAGTTAAGACTGCGCAGAGGGAGGATTGACTTTGGAAAATAGACCAGATTTGAAATTAGTAGCTGAATTAGAAAATAGGATTAAAGACTTAAAAATCGAAAATGAAATCTTAAAGTCTAAAAACATTGATTTGTCTGAAGATGTTAAATATTTAAAAGATGAATGCTTCGAAAGAGATATTTCTATGGCAGATATTATGGTTAATAATAACAACCTAAGAAAAGAAAACAATGAGTTGCGAGAAATGTTTGACTTTATCAAAGATAGACTAGAGAAATTTGTAGGTAGCTATCATGGTAGAAATTAGGATTAATGGCGAACTTGTAACGTTTGACGGTAATTTTAGGGATGCTTTTATCTTTACAATTGACTGCTTACGAGGCAGCGAAGAACCTACGCTAAAGCGGACATATCAAGAATTTACAGATTACACAGACGAAGACTTAATGGAATACATTGAAATGGAATTTGATGTTAAACCTGAATTAATTGTCAATCGGAGACTTGATAGCAGTTGGACTTTTAAATCTCACATTTTGGAAGACTGACTATGAGCGAAGAGTTATACGAGTCTAGTCGTTATTGGCAAAGCAGATACAGCGACTTGATGTCTGATTATCTTAAAGAAGCGGAAGAAAATATAGAGCTTAAAAAACAGTTGAAACGCTTAAAAAGCTGAAAACTGGCAATTAAAACATAGAAAGAGGAAATAGATGGCGAATGAATTAACTCAAAGACAAGTTGACATCAAACGTTGCGACACGAATCAATCAAATGAAAGATTCTGACGGACTGATGATTGCGCCAAAATACAGCGTAAGCAATGCGCTTAGCTCAGCGTACCACGCTTTGAAAAATGAGGGTCTATTGAATAAAGACCAGGATAGCATCTACAATGCACTTTTTGATATGGTAACGCAAGGTCTAAGCCCGGCCAAGAATCAATGTTACTTTGTGCCTTATGGGAACACTGTCAAGTTGACGCGTTCGTACTTTGGCACTATGAAAGTTGTTAAGCAACTACCTGAAGTAAAAGACATTTATGCAGAAGTGATTTATAAAGGTGATGATTTTAAAATCAAAAACGAAAATGGGCGCAAGGTGTTTGTCAGTCACGATACAGATTGGACAAATCAAGACAATGAGATTGTTGGAGCGTATTGCATTATCGAAAAATCAGATGGAGAAAAAATCTTAACCGTTATGACAAAAAAAAGAAATTGATAAGGCATGGTCGAAAGCAAAAACAAAGAATGTACAAATGATTTCCCTCGGAAATGGCTAAACGGACAGTTATAATCGAGCAGCTAAGCAATTCTTCAACACGAGCGATGACAACGATTTGTTTGTAAGCGTAAACCGTACCACAGAAACGAATATGCAACGACAGACAAGTCAAGATGTCACACCGCAAGAAAAACAGCTTAGATGACTTATAGGTCATCAAGCGAAATTAAGGGCACTTTAGCGATTTAAGACGTGACTGAAGATTTACATTCAGAACCAGAAAAACGCTCACAGACCGAAAATAAGACGGTTTAGAAGACACCTCTATCCGGCAGATGAAATTCCGGATTTTGACCAAGAACTGGTGAATTAAAGCTAGCGAAGGTAATCTTTTGATATCTTGGGACTTAATGCCATGACGGAGTTGACTTACTTGGAAAGGACTTATAGCAACGAATATCATAATATGGTCTATAGTCTACAAGCGTTTTAGAGAATGCGAAGCAAGGGCTTGCCTGAATTGCAAGGGATTGGACAATACTAGAGAAACACTGCGCTGCTCTCGGGACTATGTCCATTCTTACTTTGAGAGTAAAAAGCTCATGAAGATTCAAAGGCCAAACGGCTCTGAAATGATTCGACCAAGGAACACAAAGGTCAGCTCAAAAAGACTATTTAGTCGCAACAGATGATTGAAGCACTTAAAAATGATTATCAATTCATGAAATATTATCAAGGCAAAAAAGAGGGTGGCCATCACAGGTTTATTGGTGGCGTGGAATTCAA